ATGGATAATTTTTCGCAATCAATGATTTGTAATCTGCACCTGTAACTGCTCGATTTGAAGCTGAGGCAAATTTAGGTGCTCTAAATTTAATACTATTAATATCTTCTTTTGCCAAACCACCGCGAGAATTTGTTAATGCAGTAATTGCACCAGAAACTGTTCCACCACCAATGCTTGCACCGCATGCAAATTGTTGAGATAGTGTGCCTGCAATATTACCAAGTACACCATTTGTTATGCAATAATTTATTGTAACTAAATTATTTCTTGCTAGCTTTTTGCCAAGTACGCCATCGCCAAAATATATTTGATATAAGCCTGTAGGATTTTCTTCAAGGAAAAATACGGTAGAAGTGCCATCAAGATCTAAAGTATCTTCGGCCAGTGTGTATACTGTTTGTGTTGTGTCTGTTACTGAATTTTGCACAATTACTTGTATTGTACTGGTGTCTATGTTATCGTTAGGTACAACATATTTTTCCATTGGACCAGGAGAATCTACGCTATATACGTAACTTAGAGGAACGCCTTCAACGATTTCAATATTTTCAAAAGTATAATTTCCGTTAACTGGTTGTATTGTTTTAGATTGCAAATTAACAAATGTTAATGTAGTATCATTGATATATGTTGTAAAGGGAGTGTATCTATCCAACGTTAGAAAATCAGGAGTACCTGTTAGCCCTGTTACCGAGAATGAAATTGTTGCTCTTGCTCCAATAAATGATACTGGAGTATATCCCAAGTGTTTAGCAATTGATACCGCAGATGCTCTTTTTACCGCAGAATCTAAAAACATATCATTTATAACCATACTAGCTAAGTATGCATTGTAATGGGTGTTGTATGATAATAGATCCATCAAGATTGATAATCCTGAACCCTCAAAGTCAAAATCTGTAAAATAAGGCGCACCGTCAGTATCAGTATAATTTTTGAGGTAATCTTTTAGATTTGATTTTATTGTATCAAAATCTAATTCTGCGATTCTTAAATTTGCCATTATCTTACTCTACTTATTGTTGTTGTGACTGTTACTGGCAATGCTACATTGTTAAGTCTAAATGTTACCTCAATATCAATTGCGTTTAAATCTGAATTGTCTACAATTTGAACATTTAAGATATTTGCTCTGGGTTCAAATTTTTCTATAGTATTTCTTATAGATCTTTCGATTGCTGCAACCGTTGAAGGCATAAAATTTTCAAACATCAACGCGTTTACTTGACATCCAATTTCAGGATGAAACGGCCTCTCATAATTTTTCGTCAGTATTAGATTTTGTATAGACGCTTTTACCGCATCAACATTTTTTCTAGTAAGAATATCTTTAGAATATGGATGCGGAGCGAACATCAGATTTAGATCTGTGAAACGTCTTACGGTATTGGTTGTAGTAGCCATTTTTAATATTTATTATAATTTTATTGCTAGATGACCGAAATAATAAATAACATCTTTATTTATTACAGTAATTTTACAAATGCGCCAGCACGGCCAGGGCTAGCTGTACTGTGATTCGCAAGAGTACCTATAGGCATTGCAGATTTTGAACCATTTGCAGCGGCCGCGACGTGTATCCATGCAATAGTGCCAGATGGTCTAGAAGCGTATTCTAATAATACTTGTTTATACGGAGTATTATTTTTTATCCATTCTGCAATCTCATAGTAATCAGAGTATGAATGTCCTTTAAATTGTAAATCGACTGCTTGACCCACATTATGATCTGAACTAGAATTACCGGCTCTAAAACCACTAGTTATAACCATATCAGGATATTGATCTTTAACTTTATCAAGTACATTTACTGAGAGATATTTTAAATTACCCACAATTTGTGCGGAAGTTAATCCATTTTGCGGTTGTACCGGATGCGATGTAGCAGCTGGTTTTGTAGTTACATCTCCTAAATATATATGCTTTGATAATTTAAGAGAATCAGGAAAATTACTATAATTGTCAAACTCTGAATTATCTACTACCACTGCTTTTCCTTGAGATGAGCTGTCTGTGTCAGTGGCCGTACCCGAAAGAGATTTAACCGACGAATTAACTTCCCCTGATTCTAATCTTTTCTTAGCAAGATCTGCCGCTTCTGGTTCTAAACTATCCCCTAAAAATATATTACCTGGAGCATCGGGTCTACTTAATTTTGATTTACTTGAAACTGTTGGAACTGTTTTTTCTTCAGGAGGATCGTACACTGGTAATTTTGTTGTAGAGATTGAGAGAGCTCCCATTTTTGTTTTTACTGTTGTCGCATCTAGTAACAATTCTAATCCACCCTTTACGCTTGCCTTTGAAGCTGATCCAGATTGTAATGCAAGATCTTTACTTGCTTTAGCTGCAAAAGATCCATTTTTCGCATTCAACGTGATACTACTACCTTGAATGTTTACCGGACCGTCACTTGTTAATTCTAAACTAGATTTACCCGATACTTTAATATCTTTAGCAACAACCTGTACAGTGGTTGCAGATTGTACTAAGGTTGATCCGTGACCTGTTACATTTAATGCTCCATCAACTTCTATATCTGCATTATTTTGTACTAGTATCTTTGTTGGACCACCTACCGTTATATTATGCGCACCCTTTACATAGACATATCCATTATTATCACATACTTCGTAACTATCTCCAATTACTTTTTTAACCATTGTACCGTTGATATCAATTTCAATATAAGTACCTTTTTTATGGTAAATATGAATTCTTTCAGCATTTGGACTTGAATCTAGCTCAATCACATGGCCTGCTTCAGTTTCAATTACTTGATTATATGGATATTGTGTGTTATATGCGGTAGTTGGTTCATCCCACGTAAAACTTCCTGACGCAGTAGGAATAGATTTTTTTCTATAATATTCTTTTGTTTTAAAATACTTATGTGTTTTATCTTCTGCTGCTAATTTATTAGTATCTGGTTTACCTGCATAATCAACCTTGGGATAAATTTTCTTTGGATCACTAAATCCTTGTTGTGCAGCAAATGAAGGATCATTTAATGGGCCGGCCGGAGTTTGTTTTGGATTTGAAGGATGCGGCAAAACTGCTGGAATTTCAGTATCACTTGGTAATGTTGCTTCAGCATTTATATCAGTAGCTGTTCTTACAGGATTTCCTGATCCATCATATATTGCCTCACCTGTAGAAGTTGTGACTATGTTACCAGATTTAATTTCTTCGTTAGTTGCTAATTTATCTGTTGTAGGTGTTTTCTCTTGTTTGCCTGCAAACGTGCCCATCATTATAGGTTGTTGTTTTTCTTCTCCGTCTAAAAACCAACCAACAACCCAAGTTCCTTCAACCGGGCCAATGGGCGCAGTTCCTACTCCCGAAGTACTAGCAGATGTTATCGGCATCATCGGCGTTGCCCATGGTAAATCTTTTGTAGGCAATACACTCAGATCATCTGTATGATAACCAAATATTCTAACTTTGCATCTTCCTAATTTTTCAGGGTCTTGTCTATCTTCGACAACTCCAAACCACCAAGTAAAATTTTGATTTCCGTATATATTTTGCATAATATTATCTCGATTTAGATGGACTTGTTATCGATAAAGAATCTCGTAAAACTTCCATAGATATTACGTGTTTTACAAAATTGATTTTGTGATGGATAGAACTTATTAAATAGTTTCCCGAATATCTTGCATCTAAATGTTCGGTCGTCATATCTGTTTCATCAACCGGCGACATATCAGGAAATTTAATATCAATCATACGACCAGCTTCGACATCTGTTCTACCGTGTATTGTTATATTTAATTTTAAAGAATTTAATTCAATTAAATTAGACAATCTATTACCGTATAATTCACCTATTTTATCGTTAAAATTATCATCTACATCGGTGTGTAGTTTTGACAATATTGGGTATACTCTAGTATGGGAATTTAAATTTCTGTCAACATTATTAAAAAGCGGAATTGCGCCAGAGCCTGCAATGTGATTGTAGGATGAAAATTTGCTAACATGATCATAATCTGTAATTATTCTTTTCTTCTTAAAGATATCTAAGGCAACTAATTTGCTTGCAAAATATCCATTATCTAAATTTTCAAGATGATCTAGACCGTTTAATACTGTTACAGATTGTATTAGCGCCATTTTTTCTATAGTGTCGTCCGACGGCCCTAATACGCCGGTGGCCTTATACTCGTAAGTTCCTATTGAATTATTTTGCTTGTAT